CTCGCCGCGCTCGTTGCCCTCACCGGTGGCGCTGTGGTCGCGGTAGCGCTCCATCAGTGAGGCCGTGGCGGTGGCGTAGACCGCTCGGCGGTAGAGCAGGGCGTAGCTGTCCGGCGGCATCCAGTCGGGCGCGATGACGTCGGCGATGTTGGTGCTGCCGCTTTCCTGGCGGTCCTGCTGCCAGTCCGCCAACTGGCGGTTGATGTCGGCCATGGCCACGCGAAGCGCCATGGCCACCCGAGCATCGGTGATACTTCCGTCGACGCGCTCGGCGGCCCGGTAGTCCTGGGGATCGATCGACGGCCAGAAGCCGTTGTTCTCGATGGACTCAGCCGGTGTTTCGCTGGTCGGGACGTTGTAGGCGATCAGTGACATGGCGAGGTGTTCTCAATTGCCGTCGAAGAAGGGGGTGGGCCGGGATCGACGAGATGGGGCTTCGGCCCGCTCTCCCCCGGCGCCCCCTTGGCGTCGGCGTGCGACTCGGTTCAGGCCTGGTTGGTCTCACCCTGGCCGTCGTTGGTGGTTTGCGCCTTGGCGAGGGTTCGCTCGAGGCGTTCGATCTCCTTTTTGACGCCGGCGCGCTCATTGAGCGACAGGGCTCGCTTCAGGTGACCGAGGGCATCCGCATCGTGACCGCCCCGGGCGCGCTGGGCGTAGCCAATGGCCTTGTGGAGCTTGGCGCGTATCTGGTCATGCATGTCCGCGTCACGGGTCAGGGCCTCGACACGAGTCAGGTGCATGGCCAGCTCCGCCGCGTGGTTGGCCGCTTCGACCTCGGCACTCTCTTGATCGCCTTCCTGGTCTCCCTGCTGGTGAGGAGCTTCGAGTCGTCGCATGGCTTCTTCGGCGACCTGCTCGACCACCAGGCTGGCGGTATCACGCTCGAAACGGTCAGGAGTGTCGAGGCCATGGCGCATGGCGTATTCGGCAATAGCGATGCCGCCAGCGAGATCGCCGATGTCGAGGCGCCAGAGCATCACGGTCATCAGCACGTCGTCCTGGGCCCCTGTGCCACCGGCCAGGACGCCGGCAACGTAGGCGTCAAAATCAACCAACATCTCGCGCTTCTTGGTGATCTTGGCCTCGAGGCTCTTGATACCCTTGAGCGTGCGGCGGTGCTCCCAGAGCGCGGCGGCATGCAGCTCGTACTGATCCCCGGTCTGGGGGCGGTTGGGGTCGGCGGCCCCCGCCGCAATGGCGGCGGAGACTTGGGCGTAGTGCTTGCGGGCGGGGGTCATCCTGTGGGCTCCTTAGACGGTCCAGTCGCCGAACACGATATTTTCGACCAGACATCCCGCTCCGAAGTCTTCCACGACGTAGGCATCGTTGGACGATTCGTAGTTTTCCACGCGCTTGCGCTTGGGATTGTCCTCCAGGTTTCGGCGGCGGCTACCACGCTGCCAGTAGATGGACAGGTTCTCCGGCATGGTGATCAGCAAGCTGCCGTCAGGCATGTAAGGCACTCGGGCCGCCTGCTGACCACCCATGCGTTTCTGGCTGACGATCATGTCAAGCGCCCGCTGTTCAGTGGGCGGTTGATTCTGGTTGATCAGCGGGAAGTACTTGTCGGCCAACATCTTTCGGCCACAGATCGCTCGAATGGCGGTGGACTCACGGTGCCACGGATCGATCAACTCGGAGACTACGTCGTATACCAGCGCGTCCAGATTCTCGTAGTCGCCGTTTTTTCCGACGCGGATTTCTCCGGTGTTTGCCCCTTCGCTCATGACTCGGGCCGGAGCATGTTCGCGATATTGCTGCAGCCACCCCTTATTGACGTCCTGCAACATCGGGTTGGCGACGCGGTTGGTCTCGGCTGCTGCACTGGTTCCGTTAAGTCCGATCATGATGCGGTCAAGTGACTGCTGCCGAATGACCGCATTGCGCACGCGGGCCTGGAAGTCGGGGAACTTGGCCCAGGCGTCCAGCGTTGACCAGGTCAGATAGGTATCGAACTCAGTCGACAGGCACTCGTAGCCGTTTGCGTCGAGGCTGACCAGATCCCTCGGCTGTCGGTCGTTCTGACTGACGTCGGTGCGTCCAGCGATGGGGCCGGAGATACCCAGTCCCAGCTTTTCGCCCTTGAGCTCATCAACGCCGATCACGTTGATAGAACTGAGGAATTCGCTGGATTCTTGAATCCGGCTCTCCAGTGTCTGCTGAACGCTGGGTTCAACGGCAAAGCTCTCGGTGGCGTTCGGGACGCCGTTCAGCTCGGCCACTCGCTTGAGCAGCTTGTGATAAGCAATTCGGGTTTCGTTGCGCATTGGCGGCGGTCCTTATCAGCAGTCGGTCAGTACGGCGTCACCGCCGCCAGTGGCGGGGGCGCGATTCGGGGTGTCGGGGGTGTGGTCGAGTCGGCGATACAGCTCGTCGAACTGCGTTTTCAACTCGTCATGGGCGCCCTTGAGTTCTTGGAACGCCTCGGCGGATGGGCGACCTTGCAGGTCGTCAGACAGCGCCTGATGTCTCTCGACGAACAAGCCAAGCGTCTGCTCGAGGTCCTGGCGGAAGTCCGCGAAGCCCTTGTCGGTCTTGGCGTCGTGCTTCTTGAACAGCGCCTTGACGGTGGCCAGTAGACCGGGCTTGTCGGAATCACCGCCCGGCTCTTCCGAGAAGTCCAGCTCGGTTTCCACGGCAGCGGTGAAGATGTTGCCCGGCTTCTGCTTTCTCCCGTGCAGCGGAGAAGCCTCGCCCTGATTGGCGCTGAACTGCAGCATGTCGGTGCCCAGGCTCGCCGGGGAGTCGGTCACCGCCAGCCCTACCAGGTAGGCTTCACCGGTATCGGAGAACTCGGGATCGACCTCGATGCTGGTGTAGATCTTTTGCCGTTCGGCATTGATCTGCTTCAGCCGGTCGGTGGGGTCGATGGTCGCGAAGAGCGCCATCTTGCCGTCCTCGACCTCTTCGGCCTTGACGGCGGTGACGTCGCCTAGGGCGGCGAATGGACCGTCATGGAACATGCCGCGCATGTGCTCGAGCCAGACTCGGGCACCGTACTTGGCGGGATCGAAGTTGGCGGCCATCTGCTCGATCCACTGGCGTGAGATCTTGCGGCCGTCTGTGGTTGCGCCTTCGGTGGCGATTCGGAACCAGCGTGCCATGGGCTTCCTCGGGGTGCGGTGTCGGTGTTGCCGTCAGGGTCGCACCCCACGCGAGCGACTCAACCGAACCGCGTTGTACCGGCCCTCTGGTACAAGAATCAGCAACATGCGGCAGCCTTCCTCACGGTTAGGCTGGCGGCATGACGACTATGCCCCCAGACCCCAACTCTCCGCGCCTCACGGCCCGTCACCTGTACTGGCAGGGATGGCGAGTGGCGCGTATCGCCGAGTTCATCGGACAAAAGCCCTCCACCGTGCACAGTTGGAAGGAACGCGACGGCTGGGAGAAGGCCTCGCCCACCGAGCGCGTCGAGGGTGCGCTCGAGGCACGCCTGATCCAGTTGATCGGCAAGGAAGCGAAGGAAGGCCGTGATTTCAAGGAGATCGACTTGCTGGGCCGCCAGATCGAGCGACTGGCCCGGGTGCATCGGTACCAGGAGACCGGCAAGGAAAGCGACCTCAATCCCAATATCACGGCGCGCAACGAGGCTCCACGGCGCAAGCAGAAGCGCAACGCCCTGGATGACGAGCAGGTCGAGGCGCTCGAAGCGGCGTTTCTCGAATCGCTATTCGAGTACCAGCACCAATGGCACGAGGCGGGACACAAGCACCGTATTCGCAACATTCTGAAGTCACGCCAGATCGGGGCCACCTGGTACTTCGCCAGAGAGGCCATCGTTGATGCGTTCAAGACTGGGCGAAACAAGATCTTCCTGTCGGCGAGCAAAGCCCAGGCCCACATCTTCCGCAACTACATCGTCCAGTTCGTGAAGGAGGTCACCGACGTCGAGCTCAAGGGCTCGCCGCTGGTCCTCGACAACGGGGCCGAGCTTCACTTTCTCGGCACCAACTCGAAGACGGCCCAGGGCTATCACGGTGATGTCTACCTCGACGAGTACTTCTGGATCCACCGCTTCCAGGAGTTCCGAAAGGTCACCTCTGGCATGGCCATGCACAAAAAATGGCGCCAGACCTACTTTTCGACGCCCTCGAGCCTGGGGCATCAAGCCTACCCGTTCTGGTCGGGTGAGCTGTTCAACAAGCGACGGCCAAAGAAGGACCGGGCCGAGTTCGATGTCTCCCACCTTGCCTGCGCTGGAGGGCAACTGTGTGCCGATGGTCAGTGGCGCCAGATCGTCACGGTGGAAGACGCCATCGCTGGCGGGTGCGACTTGTTCGACCTCGACCAGCTGCGCCTCGAGTATTCCGATGAGGAGTTCGCCAACCTGCTGATGTGCCAGTTCGTTGACGACAGCCAGTCGGCGTTCCCGCTGGCCATGGTGCACCCCTGCATGGTGGATAGCTGGGAAGTCTGGGACGACTTCAGACCGTTCGCCCCGCGTCCAGTGGGGGATCGCGGCGTGTGGGTCGGCTATGACCCCACCGGCACGGGCGAGGATGGCGACGGTGCAGGCCTGGTGGTGGTCTTGCCGGCACGAAGTGCCGATGAGCGCCATCGCATTCTTGAGCGCCACCGGCTCAAGGGGCAGGACTACGAGAAGCAGGCGGCGGAGATCCGCAAGCTCACCAGCCGCTATCGCATCGAGCACATCGGCATCGACGTGACCGGCATCGGCGAGGCGGTAGCCGAGCACGTGGCCAAGTGGTTCCCGACCCTGGTGCGATTCCGCTACGACCCCGCCGTCAAGGCGCGCCTGGTGATGCAGGCACAGCAGATCATGCGCAAAGGTCGCCTGGAGTTCGATGCGGGCTGGTCGGACCTGGCGCAGTCCTTCATGGCCATCAAGCGTGAGCTGACCGCTTCCGGCCGGCAGTTCACCTATGTCAGCGGCCGCACCCAGGCGACCGGTCATGCCGATCTGGCCTGGGCGACGATGCACGCCCTCTCTCACGAACCTATCGATGGCCCCGCCGACGGGGCCGGCCAATCCCTGATGGAGATCTTCGAATGACAGCTTCCGCCAGCAAGCCCCGGGTCCGCCTGCCGGCGGGCTACTCCGCCACCAACTCGGCACCGGCGGCACCGCGTGCTCGGACCGAGGCGTTCAGCTTCGGTGATCCCGAGCCCGTCACCAGCATGCGTGACTTCTTCTACGAGGGGCTCTGGCTTTCCTCGGACGAGTGGTACGAGCCACCGGTACCGCTGGATATCCTGGCCAAGTCCTACCGGGCAACGGCTCACCATGGCAGCGCGCTGCAGGTGAAGCGAAATATCCTGCTGCGCACCTTCAAGCCGCACCCGCTGTTGGGTCGGCAGGCGTTCAGCGGCCTGGCGCTCGACTACCTGGTGTTCGGTAACGCCTACCTGGAGGAAGTCGTCGGGCGCTTGGGGCGCCGCCTTCCGTTTCGCCACTTGCGCGCACGCTACGTACGTCGTGGTGGCCTCAACGGCGAGCGCTACTGGTGGGTACCCAACTTCATCGATCGAACCGAGCTGCCCATGGGGCGGGTGCTCCACCTGCTCGAGCCGGACATTGACCAGGGCATCTATGGCGTGCCGGATTACCTGGGCAGCCTGCAATCCGCGTGGCTCAACGAGAACGCCACCCTGTTCAGGCGTCGTTACTTCCTGAACGGCTCACACGCCGGCTTCATCATGTACGTCAGCGACCCCGCCCATGACCAGAAGGACATCGACGCCATGCGCCAGGCCCTGAAGGACTCTAAGGGCCCCGGCAACTTCCGCAATCTCTTCCTGTATTCGCCCAATGGCAAGAAGGACGGCGTCCAGGTCATCCCGGTATCGGAGGTCGCAGCCAAGGACGACTTCTGGAACATCAAGAACATCACCCGGGATGACCAGCTCGCCGGTCACCGCATTCCACCGCAGCTGATGGGGATCATCCCGCAGAATACCGGTGGATTCGGTGACGTCGAGAAGGCCGCCCGGGTATTCGTGGCCAACGAGCTCGAGCCCCTTCAGGCGGCCATGCGCGAGGTCAACGAGTGGGCAGGTGAAGAGATCGTGAGCTTCCGAAGCTACTCGCTGGATGGTGCCGAAGATGGGAGCCTTGATCCCTCACGGTAG